CGATTCTTTAATGGAAGATGTAAAAGTTTGGTACAACAAAGTAAAGCCAGGTGGAATTATTAGTGGAGATGATTATACAGTATTTCACGGAGTAACACAAGCTGCAAATGAATTTTTCTATGAGCAGTTTGATAAAGGATTTCGTTCATTCATTCGTAAAAAGCCTCGTATTCAAATAAAACATATGTTGACTAGGCCGGATGATATGAGAGAAAGAGTATCTATTCAATCTATCAAACAATTAGAAAAATATGGTATGTATTACGAACCAATTGTAAATGAACCATATGAAGGATTTGCACCTGCTGAAAATTGTAGAAGACCTGAACATATAAGTAAAGATAATAAGCCGGGAGAATTATACCCTGGTGCTGGTTTAGGTTGGATGACTGGTAGACACTATGGCTGTTATTTGGCACATAGAATGGCATTGGAAACGATGGATACTGGAAACTTTGATTACACTTTGGTATTTGAAGCCGATGCATTTATCTATACTGGTTTGGAAGAATTTGTTGAAATAGTACATAGAGCATGTTTCTTATCAGAGAGAGATAATGTACCATTCATATCATTTGCAGATAATCCATCAAGAGAAAAAGAAAAAATAGATGAGTTGTTTTCAAAGACAGCAGCAAATCAAGACCTTGCACATTGTTATTTAATTCCTAATAGAGAGAAACAATGGTGGATGGATAGGTTGGTAGATTGTGGCTGGGATGTTGGTGACCTTTGGTATAATCATGTATTTATAAATCACCCAAGACTAAGATATACAACAAACAAAGTATATAGTAAGCAAGCAGAGGGATTCTCTTTATTAGATTTAACAGTTAAAACTTGGAGTTAATGATATACGATAATTTAAAGAAAAATAAAAATAATATAGTTGAGGTAAAAAATAAAGTGATAATTCATTTTGTTAAAGGACCATATGTTGAAATTAAAGGAAATATAGATTCTGAATATACAGTTAAATTTATAGATAATAAAACTGGAAAGGTACATTATTCTACAAATATAAAAAATAATTGTTGGTGTAAATGTAGTATAGAATATTTTGTAGAATGGAAAATTGTTATTTATCAAAATGATAAAATATGGTACGAATATGTTTATAATGCAAAAGGTAAGCGTGTTTATATCGCAATGGATTCAAAGGCTTTAGGAGATTCATTAGCTTGGGTTTCATATGTTGAGGAGTTTAGAAAACAACATGAGTGTGAAGTTATAACTTCTACATTTATGAATCATATGTTTGAAGAAAGATATCCTAATGTAAAATTTGTAGAGCCTGGCAAAGCTGTTGAAAATTTATACGCAATGTATTGTGTTGGGTTGTTTTATAATGATGATAGTTCTATAAATTTCTTTAAAAATCCAATAGACCCAAAAACACAAACAATGCAAAAAATGTGTTCTGATATATTAGGTTTAGATTTTAAAGAAGTAAAAACTTTAATTAAAAAAAGAAATGTTAAAATAGACCCAAGCCTTAAACAAGTTTGTATTGGTGTATTTGGAACTGCACAATCTAAATTTTGGAATAACCCAACGGGATGGCAAGATGTAGTAGATTGGTTAAAGGAAAGAGGATATACAGTTAAATTAGTATCCAAAGAGGGTGATGATTATATGGGAAATAAATTACCAAAAGGAATAATTAAGCACCCAAATGGCCCATTAGAATTGGTAATGGATGAAATGTTAAAATCAAAAGCATTTATTGGTATTGGAAGTGGGTTGAGTTGGTTGAGTTGGTCTTTAAATGTACCAACTGTTTTAATTAGTGGATTTTCCTATGATTGGGCAGAAATGCAAGATTGTTATAGAGTTGCGGCACCTAAAGGAAAATGTGAGGGTTGCTTTAACAGAATTAGATTGGATGCTGGTGATTGGAATTGGTGTCCTGACCATAAGGGTACGGAACGTCAATTTGAATGTACCAAATCAATAACTTCCGAAATGGTTATAAATGAATTGAAAAAATTCTTATAAAAATAAAAAAACAATATACTTATATATATAAACAATAAAAAACAAAATTATGGCAGGATTAGATAACATTCCACAAAAACAATCTATTGAGATTGAAATTGCTAAAGTAGATGAATCTATTTTAGCTACAATAAACTCATTAAATGATAAATCAAATCAATTATTACTTGAGTTTGGACAAATTTATGTTAGAAAACAGGAAATAGCAGATGAATTGATTAGATTAGATTCTTTACTTGAGAAAGGAGAAGCTGAATTTAAAAACACAAGCATTGAGTTAAAAGAAGTTTTAGAATCATTAGATGATAAATACCCAGCTGGAAGACTTAATTTACAAGATGGTACGGTTCAATATCAACCGGGTGCACCAACTAGAAAGCAATTGGCTGAACAACAAGCTCAACAAGCTAAATAATTTGTAAAACATTAATCCTCAATATTTATATGATATGAAAGGATTAGCAAAGTTTTTAGTAGAATCAATATTGTTGGAAGCGGATTCCATAAACAAAGTAGTTGTTGTTTATTCGGGCCGCTTTCAACCTTTTCATAAGGGCCATTACGCAACTTATGATAATTTAGTACGCAAATTCGGAAAGGATAGCGTATATATCGGAACTTCTAATGTTACCGATTCAAAAAAATCTCCATTTAATTTTAAGGAAAAGAAAGCAATAATGACAACTATGTTTGGTATTCCATCAAACAAAATTGTTAATATTAAAAATCCTTATGCACCTGAAGAAATTCTAAATAAATATGATGAGGATACAACTGGTTTAATAGTTGTAGTTGGTGAGAAAGATGAAAATCGTTTAAGTGGTAAGTATTTTACTCCATATAAAGGAAAAATAACTGAACCCTATTTAGATAGAGGATATGTGTATGCAGCACCCGCTACATCAAATCCTATTAGTGGTACGGATGTTCGTTATTGGTTAAGTGCAGGAAGTGCAGCTGATAGAAAGAAAAACTTTACAAAAGCATATCCAAAGTTTGATGACCAAATATTCAAATTAATTACTCTTAAGTTAAAGAGCTTAAAAGAATGTATTAATGAAGAAATTAAACTAAACGTAAAAGTTGGTGATACTCTATTAATGGGTAAATTCAAAAATAAAAAAGTAGTTGTTAAAAATATTGGTGAAGATGAGTGGGGAATGCCAACAATCAATGGTAAAAAAGCAGTAACATTCAGAATTCCTAAAAAAGATACATTAAAAGAAATGGGATTGCCTGGCGGTGCCGGTGTAGGTTTAAGTTTGCCGGGTGGATATATTAATGGAGCACCTGATAGTAAAGATGTTAAGAAGAATAGTAAGAAACTTAACAACAAAGGAATGAGTGGATATGAGGAGATTGATGAAGATAAAATTCCTGGTGGTTTAGCAAAAGGTAAAACGCTAATTGATTTGGCTAAGAAGTATGATGAGAAAGGATACTATGAACCAAAACAATTTGCAGCAGAATATATCAAACCTAAATTAATGAAGGGTATTAAAGTTGAAATGGAACATACAACTGATGTTCGTATTGCAACTGAAATCGCTATGGACCATTTATGGGAAGATATTAACTATTATGAAAAGTTATCAAGTATTGAAGGTGATAGTATAGCTGAAGCAAGTGGTAATGGAGCCTTCTACAATGATGGTAATTCAACAACCGGTACTCAATGGAATGCAAATTGGGATGATTATGATAATGAAGGATACTATTTAGATAACTTAGAAGGTTGGGATTTCTTTGATAAAATACCATCTGAGAGAGAAAAGAAAAAAGCAGTAGACCAAAAATTACCAATAGATAATCACAAAGATACAACCGATAAGTACAATCGTATATTAAAGCATGATTTAAAAGCTCCTAATGATTTTATAAAAGAATCTCTAATAATGGAAGGTGGTGCTTATGGGCATATGAACCATCCATTTGATATTGAAATGAATCTTACTTTTGCAGATTTAAAAAATATTGTAACTAAAGCACTAAATGGTGATTTGGAAACTGTAAGAGAAAAAACTGATGGACAAGCATTAGCAATTAGTTGGGTAAATGGAAGATTAGTTGCAGCTCGTAATAAATCGCATCTAAAGAACAAAGGTGAGGGTGCTATGACAATAGGACAAGTAGCTGAAAAGTTTGGTGGTAGGGGTGGATTGACAGACGCATATAATTTCGCAATGAAAGATTTATCAGCAGCAATATCTGCGTTATCTGAACCACAAAGAAAAAAGGTATTTAAAGATGGCGCTTGTTTTATGAACTTAGAAGTAATATATCCAACCTCTGTAAACGTAATTCCATACAATCAACCCCTATTAGTATTTCATGGTACATTCGAATATGATAAAGAAGGTGTTATAGTTGGGGAAAATCAAGAAGCTGCAAAAGTATTAGGTGGTATGATTAAGCAAGTAAATGCACACGTTCAATCTAAGTACACAATTCAGGGACCCCCAATGCAAAAATTGCCTAAATCAGAAAACCTTTCTAAATTACAAGGAAAATATTTAGCAATGATAACTAAATTACAATCTGAATTTGCATTAAATGATAAATCGGGAGTAGCTGATTATCATCAAGCTTGGTGGACAAACTTTGTAAATAAGAATGCAAAGGGATTGGATGCACAACAAAAAATAGGATTAGTAAAGAGATGGGCTTTTGGTGACAAGAGTTTCCGTATAGCAGATATAAAAGACCCTAAAATACAAAAATGGGCAGATTCAACTGATAAGAATGACCAAGCTAAAATATCAAAACAAAATCTAATGAGATTTGAGGAGATATTTTTAGGAGTTGGTGCAGACGTTTTATCATTTATGGATTCGGTACTAACAGCAAATCCAAAACAAGCTACTAAACAAATGTTAGCTCGTTTGGAAAGTACAATAGCTGATGTTAAAGCAAGTGGTGACCCTAAAAAGATTGCAAAACTTAAATTAGAATTAAGTAGAATGCAAGCTTTGGGTGGATTTGATAAAATTGTACCAAATGAGGGGTTAGTATTCGTATATGGTGGTAACACTTATAAATTAACAGGTGCATTTGCACCCCTAAATCAAATTTTAGGTATTTTCTTCGCAAAATAATCGTTTTCTTAATTTTGATATACTTATATATACAAATATATCGTATATAGTATGGCAAAGGAATTCAATAAAAAGTTTATGCATCCAACTCGTAGAAAGTTGGTGGATATGGTAATGCATGGTGCTGAATATGAAAAGGAATCATTTATTTCATTTTCTGGAGCAGATAAAGAAAAGGTAAAAAGAGAAGTTGGTGAAAAATGGACTGATTCCGATGGTAGGTCTTGGCAGCAATTAGAAGCTGGTAAGGTAGAAACATCAGAATTGGGTGATACTATGGCTGAAGTAAGAGCTTATTTAGATAAGTTGAATAGCTGTAAATCAGATAATTGTAAAACAATAAAAATAACTAGAGTAGATAAAAAGATGATATCTAAAACTGGGTATTGTTTACATTGTCTTACTTTGAAAGAGGCTGAAATTAAATACGATGGATTGTGGAAAGAATACGAAGACTATAAAATGTATTCTAATATGATTGCACATGGTAAAGATGTAATTGCACAATTCCAACAAGCATATAATGATACAAAGCAAACATATGAAGTAGTTCAAGAAGATGGTACAATTGAAACTTGGAGTATGGAAAGGGATGTTACTGAATTGAAAGCGGAAATAATGACTGATATTATTAATTTTGAAAGGGAAATAGAAGAAGTTACAAAGTTAAGAAATGAGGCGTATGAAAAATTGAAACCTAAAAATTACGATTTAGTAAGGCCTCTTAAAGATTAGTATGAGTACTGGTATAACACAAAAGAAATCTCTAAAAGAGATTATTGCAGAAGAATATAAAAAATGTGCGGTAGACCCGATACATTTTATGAAGAAGTATTGTATGATTCAGCACCCTGTTAGAGGTAAGATACCTTTTCAATTATTTCCATTTCAGGAAAAAACCCTAACTCAATTTAAAGATAATAGATTTAATGTAGTATTGAAATCACGTCAAACTGGTATCTCAACACTTTGTGCTGGGTTTTCACTTTGGAAAATGATATTCAATTCCGATTTTAATGTGTTGGTAATTGCAACAAAGCAAGAGGTTGCAAAAAACTTAGTAACAAAGGTTAGAGTAATGCATGATTTGCTCCCAACATGGCTTAAGGGTGGGTCTATGGAAGATAACAAACTTTCCCTTCGTTTACAAAATGGTTCTCAAATTAAGGCTATTGCTTCCTCTCCTGATGCAGGACGTTCGGAAGCCTTATCACTTCTTATATTCGATGAGGCCGCCTTCATTGATGATATCGATGAGATTTGGGTATCAGCGCAATCTACCCTATCAACGGGTGGTAGCTGTATTGCACTATCTACTCCGAATGGTGTGGGTAATTGGTTTCACCAAACTTGGATTGGTGCAGAAGAAAGTAGAAATCCATTTAATACAATCAGATTACATTGGACAGTACATCCTGAAAGGGACCAAAAATGGAGAGATGAACAAGAGAAATTATTAGGTGTAAAGAAAGCAGCACAAGAATGTGATTGCGATTTTGTATCTTCTGGTGAAACTGTAATTGAACCTGAATTATTAATGTTTTATAAAGAAACATATATTCAAGAACCAATTGAGAAGGGTGGATTTGATGGAAATCTTTGGAAATGGGAGCATGCTGATTATTCTAAATCATATATGGTTGTGGCCGATGTGGCTAGAGGTGATGGTGGTGACTATTCAACTTGTCATGTAATTGATATAATTAATTCAAGTCAAGTAGCAGAATATAAAGGTAAAGTTGATACAAAAGATTTTGGAAACTTCTTAGTAGCACTTTCAACTGAATACAATGATGCATTGCTTGTAGTAGAGAACGCAAATATTGGTTGGGCAACAATTCAGCAAGTAATTGATAGAGGATATAAAAACTTATTCTATATGAGTAAGGATTTGAAATATATTGATGTTGAGAATCAAATGTCAAATAGGTATAGAGCAGAAGATAAGGGATTGGTAGCTGGTTTTTCAACCACTTCTAAAACCCGTCCGTTAATCATATCTAAATTAACTGATTACTTTAGAGAAAAAGCTGTAGTTGTTCGTTCTTCTCGTTTGATAGATGAATTATTTACATTTATCTATATGAATGGTAGAGCTGAAGCTATGAAGGGTTATAATGATGACTTAGTAATGGCATTTTCAATTGGACTTTGGGTAAGAGATACTGCACTTCGTTTAAGACAAGAAGGTATTGATTTAACAAAGCAAGCAGTAAGTGGTATAACATCAAACGCATCTCAAGGAATATATGGTGGCGGTGATTTTAGAGATGATAACCCTTGGAAAATGAGAGTTGGCGATGGATTTGAAGATTTATCCCAATGGTTGTAGTGTTTTGATAAATTACGATATTTATATCATATAATGTCAAAATAGGATTTTGTAGAAATTAATAATAAATTATGGCAGAACAAGAAATAGATGATAGGAGTTTTTTTGGTAGACTAAAGAAATTATTCTCAACAAATGCTATTGTTACCGTTGATAAAGATGGTAAGCGTAGAGTTGTTGATACGGATGAAAAACAAATGAATACAAACTTCGTAAATCTAAGAGATAGATATACAAAGTTACAAAGGTCATACTATGAAACCAATCAGGGTGCACAATCAATGGCATATCATCAGGTTCGTAGAGAATTATTTAGAGATTATGATGCTATGGATAATGACCCGATTATAGCATCAGCATTAGATATATATTCGGATGAATCAACAACAAAGAATGAGTATGGTGATATATTAACAATCAAATCATCAAACGAAAATGTAAGTGCAATACTACATAACTTATTCTATGATATTATAAACATAGAATTTAACCTTTGGCCTTGGACTAGAAACCTTGTAAAATACGGAGATTTCTTTTTAGCATTAGAAATGGCAGAAGGAAAGGGTATTATTAATGTAACTCCATATTCTGTATATAATACGGAAAGATTAGAAGGTACTGACCCAATGAATCAAAACTACGTTAAGTTTAAGGTTGAATTAGATAGATTTGGTAAAAAGGAATATGAGAACTATGAAATTGCCCACTTCCGTTTACTTTCAGATACAAACTTTCTTCCATATGGTAAGGCTATGATTGAAAACGGCCGTAGAGTTTGGAAACAATTACAATTAATGGAAGATGCGATGCTAATCCATCGTATTATGAGAGCTCCTGAAAAAAGAATATTCAAAATTGATATTGGTAATATTAATCCTAATGAAGTAGATAACTACATGCAAAAGATTATCAACAAAATGAAGAAAACTCCATTTGTTGATAAGAATACTGGTGATTACAATTTAAAATACAATATTCAAAACCTTACGGAAGATTTTTTCTTACCTGTTAGAGGTGGAGATAGTGGAACATCAATTGATAACTTATCTGGATTAGAGTATTCAGCAGTAGAGGATATTGATTACTTAAAGGCTAAATTATTTGCAGCACTTAAGATACCTAAAGCTTTTTTAGGATATGAAGAAGATGTGAATGGTAAAGCAACTCTTGCAGCACAAGATGTTCGTTTTGCTAGAACAATCGAAAGAATTCAAAGAACAATCGTTAGTGAATTATATAAGATTGCAATCGTTCATTTGGCTGGACAAGGTATTGATGATTCAGAAATGACAAACTTCCAACTTACTTTAACTAACGCTTCTACAATATATGAGCAAGAGAAAGTAAATCTTTGGAGTGAGAAAGTTAGATTAGCAAGCGATATGAAGGGATTAAATATGTTATCTACTGATTGGGTTTACCATAATGTATTTGGAATGAGTGAAGATGAAATGGATATGGAAAGAGCTAAATTAGTATTAGACCTTAAAGACCGTTTCCGTTATAATTCAATTGAACAGCAAGGACAAGACCCGGCTAACCCACCACAACAACAAAATGTTGAGGAGGAAATTGAAAAAATGAAGCAGGAGATTGTGGATAAAGGTGGTAGACCAAGAGAGGGAAATACTTATGGAAAAGATAAACATCCATTAGGTAGAGACCCATTGGGAAATAAAGAAAATGAGAAAGAGAGAAAGAGAGAAACTAGAACTAACGAATCAAATAAAAAAATAGCACAACAATATCTCAATGGTATTTCGGCAAAAAAGAAGATTTTAAGTGAAAAATCAGAAAAATCAGACCTTTTAGACGAAAAAAACCTATTAGATGACAGTAAATTTTAATAAACATTAAAAAGTTTATATTTATATGTGTTAGTTTATGGACGTAGGTTAAATTATAGGGTAAATAAATGAAAAAAATAAAACATTCCAAAGTTAAGAACACTGGAGTGTTATTTGAATTATTAGTAAGACAAATAACATTAGAAGTTCTTAATGGAGACAAAACGGAGAACGCAAAACATATAGTAAAGGAATTCTTTGCATCTGGTACTGAATTAAATAAGGAGTTACGTCTTTATGATTTACTATTAAAAGAAAAATACAATTCAGAATCAAAAGCTGAAATGTTTGTTGAAACTGTATCTCAAGCTCATTCTAAATTGAATGTAGCTAAGTTATCTAAAGAAAAATACAATCTTATTAAAGAGATTAATTCAAAATTTGAATTAGAGCAATTTTTAACATCTCCTATAACTAACTATAAAGTATTAGCTTCAATATATAAAGTATTTGAATCTAAGAAGTCCGAAAACTACGATATTAAGGATGTATTCAATTCAAAAATAACGTTAATTGAGAATATTATCTCAAGACAAACTTCAAACAAAGTTGAACCTGTTTCTGATAGTACAAAATTAATAGAAACTTACAAAAAACAAGATAAAGACCTACGATTACTAACCTATAAGATTCTTGTTGAAACTTTTAATAAAAAATACACAAATTTAGATGAAAAACAAAAAGGCTTGTTAAAAGAGTATATTAATAACATGTCTAATACATCTAAATTTAAAGATTATTTAGCAGTAGAACTTCCACAAATTGTGAAAGAACTAAAAGAAATTAAATCTAAAATATCAGATAAAGTTACTACTATTAAATTAGCAGAAACAATTTCTATTTTAGAAAAAATGAAAATTGGTAAAACTGTAACTGATAATAATGTTTCATCTATCATGCTTTCTTATGAGTTAATCAAAGAATTAAAATCAAAGGTAAATGTCAAATAGACTAAAAGAAATAATCAGAGGTATAGTTAAAGAAATCCAAGACGAAAAGGAATTGGAAGAAATGACTGGAACTGGTGCAGTTGCTGGGTATGATACTCCGGCGGCATTTTCTAAACCAGGTCAAACTGCAAAGAAAAACAAAAGATTAGCTAACGTAACTGGTGGTGAAGTTGTTGATGATTTAGAAGAAGGTAAGGATTGGTTGAAAAACGATGTTCCTGCTAATTCTAAAAAACCATTAACAATGAAACCAACAGCAATTAGTTCAGCAGATGCTGGTGGTATTGCTGATAAGAGTGGTATGATATTAGCAAAGGATGATGAGGAAGCTAGTTTAAATGAAAATCGTTGGTTAGAAATTAAAAACGGAGATGGTTCACCTAAAGCTAAAATGAGTAGAGGTGTAACATCTATCAAACAACAATTAGGTGAGGTAGAGAAATTTGTTAACTGGTATTCTAAAATAAAGAATGAGAATGGAGTTAAGAGAGGAGATTACTATAAAAGAACAAATAAGAGTTTACATAAGATAAAAGAAAGGCTAATGAATCTTTCAGAAAAAATTAGAACATTATAATATGAACACATCAATTACAAAATCAAGACTAAAAGAATTAGTTAAAGAAGTAATGGTAGAAGAAAACGAATATCAAGCATTCTTTGCTAAAGCATTAGAAAAAGCTGGAAAATCTATCCCATCTATGAGTGATGAAGAAAAGAAAGCATTTTTTAATAAAGTAGATACTGCTTGGAATGGTAAGGGTGATAAGAATGAAGCATTAGTTGGTGGGCAGAAAAAATTAGATGCTGATAAGGATGGTGATATTGAGGGAGATGATTTAGCAGATTTAAGAGCTAGTAAAAATGAAGCAAGAGATGCTGATGGTAATGAATTTCCTGAACTAGATGATTTTAAAGCAGCTATCAAAAAAATGATTCAAAATAATGATGTTGAAAAACTTTTAAAAAATAAAGTTGTTTCATATTTACAAAAAGAAAAAAGATTTGATGGCGCCGGTAATACAAATAGTATGAGATTATACGATAAAGTAATAAATGATTTACTTAAACACTAAGAATATATAATGAAAGGACTTTTAATAGAAACAAAATTATTTGAGGGAAAGGTACAAGAAGATGAAGGTGGAAGAACCATTGTTAAAGGTATTCTACAAAGAGCTGGTGCTGAGAATCAAAACGGAAGAATTTATCCGAAAGAAATCTTAATGAGAGAAGCTAAGAAGTATGAACAATTCATCAAAGAGCGTAGAGCATTAGGTGAATTAGACCATCCGGATTCTACTGTAATCAACTTAAAGAATGTTTCTCATAATATTAGAGAGATTCATTGGGACGGTGATGATTTAGTTGGAACTGTTGAAGTTCTATCTACTCCATCTGGTAATATCTTAAAAGAATTATTGAAGGCTGGTATTCTATTAGGTATCTCATCAAGAGGTATGGGTTCTACTCGTAACTTATCTGGAAACAAAGTAGAGGTACAAGAAGATTTTGAATTGATTGGTTGGGATTT